AGGTCTTGACATTAAAGACTCTTGTAAAGCGGCTACAACTGCAAACATCACACTTTCAGGCACGCAAACAATTGACGGCGTATCTGTTCTTGCTGGCGACCGTGTACTCGTCAAAGATCAGAGCACACAATCAGAAAACGGTATTTATATCGCCGCTGCTAGTGGATGGGCTCGATCTGCTGACTTTGCTACTGGCTCCGAAGAGGCTGGCGCGTTTGCATTTGTTGAGCAGGGAACTGTAAACGGCGACAATGGATTTGTTTGTACTTCTGACAAAGGATCGGATGTTGTTGGAACAAACAATATTGTCTTTTCTCAATTCTCAGGCGCTGGACAAATCACCGCTGGATCTGCATTAACTAAAGTTGGAAACACTTTAAATGTCGCTGTCGATGACTCATCGATCGAGATTTCTTCTGATGCGTTGCGCGTTAAAGCATCAGGGATCACAAATGCAATGCTCGCTGGAAGTATCGCAAATGGCAAACTTGCAAACAGCACAATTTCAGGCGTTGCTCTTGGTAGCAATCTGAATAATTTGAGTGGTGGTAACGGTATCAGTATGACCAGTTACAACGGCTCCGCTGCTGTATCAAACCTGACAATCGATCTTGATGGATCTTCTTTGTCTGTTGGATCTGACGGGATCAAGATTTCAGATTCAGGTGTCGGAACCTCTCAGATCGCTGATTCAGCCGTAACCGCTGTAAAATTGGCTGGCTCAATCCCTGCCGACAAATTGAACTTGGGTAACGGTGTCGAGGAGAGCGGCGGCAACTTGATCGTATCTCTTGACGGCACAACTCTTGCACTCGGTGCGGGTGGCTTGTCTGTCTCTAGTGGCGGTATCGGAGCAACTCAACTTGCTTCGGATTCAGTCGTATCGGCAAAAATCGCCGACGGGGCTATTGATAGCGCTGCATACATTGCAGACAGTTTGATCACTTCGGCAAAATTGGCTGGCTCGATTGCAAATGCAAAACTTGCAAACTCAACTGTTTCATTTGGTGGCGTGTCTTTGGCTCTCGGTGCCAGCGATGCAACTCCAGCATTTGATTTGGCTGATGCGACCAATTATCCAACTTCTGCACTTGTTGGAACGATCAGCAATACACAACTTGCTGGCTCGATTGCGAATGCAAAATTGGCTAACTCTAGCGTGTCATACGGTGGCGTGGTTCTTGCTTTGGGCGGCGTAGATGCAACCCCTGCATTTGATTTGGCTGATGCTACAAACTATCCAACTTCAAGCCTTGTTGGAACGATCAGCAGTGCACAACTTTCAGCCGACTGTGTTACAAATGCCAAAATTGCAGACGATGCAATTAAGACAGAAAATCTTGATTTTGCTGGATTCTTTCAAGGATTTGACGCAAACGGATCGGTACTTGCATTCGATTTGGCTGGACCTGTGGATCTTGAGTTTAAGCAATTCTTTACTGTGACCGTGAATGGTTTGGTGATGGAATACAAAGATACCCCTGATGCTCAAGACAACTACAAGATCGACAATGGCGGCGCTGGCGGTGCTGGACGTATCGTATTTGGTGCGAACTTGGCAAACGGCGATCGTGTAACTGTGCGCGGATTCATCAATAACTAATCTCTCTTGGCACTCGTCAACCCCTGAGATCCTCTGTATCACCTGCAGAGGATCTCTTTTTTTTTATCTGTGTATAGTGTCGCTAGTTGCGGGGGATCTGTCTAACTATCTGACTATTTATTAAATAAACTTGTGTAAATATGTTGCCATACCAAATAGAATGAATTACAATGAGTATGTAAGAAACAACAAACAACAACGGGAAACAAAATGACTAGTGAAAACACACTTAAAGACCTCGAAGCATACTTTGCAAAAGACGAAACAAACATGACAGAAGAAGAAAAACTTGCAGAAGCACAACTTGAGGCAATCGTAACTTTGCTCAATACACCAAACGGCAAAGCATACAAGGCAAAGTACACTGCAAAAATCAAAGAGATTGTAGCAAAGCACTCTTTCCTCAAAATGATTGCTCCTGTGTAATCAATAACCACCACACCACAAAGGGGGCTTCGGCTCCCTTTCTTGTTTTAGGCGCTCTCTGAATATATCACAACGACTTTTGTACCTGTCTCAGGAGCAAGCGCAAAAGTGACACCGCGCCGATCGCCGTCTTCTGTGTAGTCATCCGAGCCGCCTTGTATCTGTAAGACTCCATTGTAATAGACTTGGATACTATCCTCTACAAACTGGCTCGACGTGCTGAAGTTGATATTGGAGCCTGTCACCTGACTAGATACATTCTCGATCTTGAGTGTTGTAGAGCCACCACCGCCGCCGCTGTTAGATGTTCCTCCGCTTCTATTGATGATCTGTACAATAGCCATTATCGATCCCCTTGATATGTGATCTCACAGAAATCAATATCACACGAGCCTGTATTTAGTTTTACAAACGCATACAGATCGCCAGCCTCTGCCACTTTTACAAAACTATTGAGCGCAAATATTGCCGTCCCTTTTGTCGCCGTTGTGATGCCTGTAAAGATGTCGCTCTGTGTATCCGTTATGAGCATCTGATCGCCTGCTGTATCTCTGCACAATCTGAGCGTGATGTTAGCTGCTGCGTTGATGCTGGAGAGTTGTAGAGTGATCAGAGACATATACCCCTCGAAACTTTGAGAAGGCGGGAACATTTCCATATCTATATCGATCCGCTTTGCGAGATCAAAACTGGATCCAACTCCTGTTACAGCCGTGCGACTTGTTACCCTGTTGATTGCTTTCATGTTCATGACAATAATCCTTTGACGCTAGCGATTGCGCTTCTAAGTTTTAAATACATAATGAATCGAGGCGACGGCGGCACCATGCACCGCAAGATCTTTATGCAATCCTCACAATCTGAAAGCGCTGTGTGGGCTTTCCTGCGCTTCCAACCTAGGAACATACATATGTTGTCAAGTGACATACTACCACAGCCATAGGGGGCAAGATTGACGCGGCAAACATCTCTTGTGTCTATGTACGGGACTGGAAAAGAAAACTCTTGATAATAGGAGTCAGCAAACGCCCGTAAAAACTTAATGTCGAAGTTCACATTGTGTCCAACTAAAACCCCGTCAAGATGCGACAGAAACAAATGCTTGATGATTGTCACAGCGTGCTCGCCTTCGATAGCGTTCTTCCACCTGTACGGACTGTAGCCATTAATCCGCAGCGCCTCAGCATCAGCCTGATCAATGTTGCGAGGCTTAATCTTGACCTCTATGCGCTCTGTGATTACCCCGTCAATCATCACGATCGCGCCCAAACTAAGCAACTCATGCCGCTTGTGATCCAGTCCCGTTGTCTCTGTGTCGATTACAATAAACTTCATTTTTGATCCCGTTGCTTTTGTTGAAACGATGACAGCACGGCGCGCACAGTTGGCTCGTGCATGACTATTCTAAATATAAAGAGGTTCGGCGGCTCTCCTGTCAGATCGTGGAAATACTCAGCCATGATCGCAATCTTTGACAGTGGAATAGTGGCGCGATCATTGCACCAATTGGACACAGTACTTTCTCTAAATCCAATATCACCACAGAAAGCACGGCGGCTTTTACAGTTGTCATGTATGTATTGATTGAGTATTGACCCCATAGACATTAGCTGTCCTCCGTTGTTTGTGAGTGTAACCAAAATATAACGATTCTGCACAGTAAAGCATTGTAATCACTGCATAAAATGCATAGATCACAAACTGATCACAAACTGCCCACAAACGCCGCACAAACTGCCCACAAATTTAGATCACTAAACCCCTGTAATCATTGCACTTATTTTTTTCAGCCCACAAATCGACCACAAACAGACCACAAACAGCGCACATATTGCCCACAAACACACAAGAAAAGTGCAATAAAATCAAGGGGATACGGCGACATAATAACAATAATTACAATTACAATTAATAATTAAGTCAGTTAGTCAGATAGAAATAAAGTGAGATGCTCCAAATTATAAAGAAGAAACAAAAAAGATCAAATGGGGATCTTTCGTCTACGTTGTCGATTTTCACGATGCTGTCTAACTGTCTATCTGTCTATATCTCTATTTAATTTCTTATATTTGTATAAATATGTTTGCAATACCTAATCGAATACCTTACTATAAATATGTAC